GCCTATAACTTTCCGCATTCAAGTTAAGGACTCTCAAGGGGTAGCTAAGTATACGGACAATGAAGGGCAAGGAAGAGACTTCACAGTGAACGTGGCTAATGCTAGATCTCAGTCCGCTGCTCTTAGATCTGTGATAGGGGGAGCCTTAGATTCAGACCACGTTGGCGTCTTTGACGCTGGTAGCTTTGATTCAGATCTAGGTCTTTCCGGCGCTATCGTCGGAGGTTACGCTGGATCTGGAGCCTCCCTGCACGTTTCAGCGTGCTCAGGAACAGTGTTTGACGCTGCTAGTGGAGTAAGTGCTCTAAAATTGATTAACCCTATTTCGGGTGCTACTAACTTTGGTGTTTCTGGAGATTTTGCTTCCGCAATTAACGTGGGAGGTGGTCAGTACCTGTCTACAGGCACAAGCTCAATCGCTTACCTAGCTGAATCTCTAGATCCTGGTGCTGGGTACAACGGAGGAACAAGAGCTAATGGAGACGCTAGCGGAAACTCAATAACTGTGGACTCTGTAGGGTCACAAAACTTCGTTATACGAGTTAACGATTCTGGGGTAGCCTTAGAGACGTTCAAAGCTAGTCTTGTTGCTTCTGGTGCTTTCCTAGAAGACGTAATCAACACAGGAGAAACTAATGTTGTTTCTCAAATCATCAAAGGAAACATCATAAAAGACGGTGCTGATGCTGATGTAACGGGCCTCACACACTTCTCTGATCTTCTTCAAGGTTTAGTTGCAGGTCCTTTCCGAGGCGCTTTCCGATATGCTTCCACTGCTGGTGGAGCAATTGATAGCACTAAGACTGAGACTTCAACGCAAGGAGGTAGATTCAACAAAGTAGTTGGTCAGGCTTCCCAAGATCTAACGGGAGGTACGAACGGAATTCCTGCTAGTGAGGAGTTGCGCGGTGCGGCCCTCATAGGTAGTGAAGCTGAAGATCCTAAAACAGGTATGCAAGCCCTTAACGATGACACTATCAACGTAGGTATTGCGCTTGTTCCTGGCATCCAAACTGAGTCTGTCCAAAACGCTCTAATTACCTTAGCAGAAAACACTCAGGACTTTATCGCTCTAGTCTCTCCTCCCTATGCGGTAGGTACGGTCCAAGATGCCATCGACTGGAGTAACGGTCAAGCGGCCAGCACTAGTTCGAGAAGCTCTGCGATCAATAGTTCCTTTGCGACAATTCACTGGCCGTGGGTAAAAGTGTTCAGTACCTTCGACGGCGTGGATCGCTGGTATGATCCTTCCATTTTTGCTGCTAGACAAATGGCCTTTACTGATGGAACAGGTGACACTTGGTTTGCCCCTGCTGGCTTCCAGCGAGGCAGACTTACGAAGCCCACTGAGACCGAGGTTAAGCTCAACCAAGGAGACAGAGACAGCTTGTACAGTGGCGGGAACGTGATCAACCCGATTGTGGCTTTCCCACAGCAAGGTCTTACTATCTTCGGCCAGCGGACGGCACAAAGAACCGCGTCCGCTACAGATAGAATTAATGTTAGACGACTAATGATCTTCATCAAGAAGTCGATCCTAGCCACCACTCAAAGATTTGTCTTTGAGCCTAACGACGAGTTCACTTGGGAGCAGGTTGAGGCATCACTCAACCCCTTCCTGGATGATATTAGAAGAAAACGGGGTCTCGCAGAGTTCCGGGTTGTTTGTGATGAAACCACTAACACTCCTCTACGGGTAGATAGAAATGAACTTTGGACAAAAGTTCTACTCAGACCAACAAAGACAGCGGAAATCATTGTGTTTGAGATTAACCTAACCAATCAATCCGCTGACCTAGGAACCCTATAAGGAGATAATTAATGGCTAATAACGGATACTATAAATCAAGAAGAACTTTTGAACCGGGAACAGAGCTTCCTGAAGTTTCTAGCGACCTCGATTCAGTAAGAGCATATCAATTTGAAGTAATCTTCAAAGAGATTCAACTATTCAACGGAAATGTCGTGGATCTTACTTTAGCTGCCAAACGTGTATCAGGTCTTGCAAGTAGAAACGAATTTATTACGGTTGATCGTGTAAACGATAAGCTTTACTACCCAGGCAAAACTACTAATGAAGATCTTCAGATTGAGTTTGATAACCTTTATCTTAAAGATACCGCTGGTGATCTTTATAGGTATTTCAAATCTATCTACGATCCAATTACAGGAGAGATGACTAAAGACGCGAGACCCGGTGGTGCTGGTCAATTAGGTACATTCAAAACCAACATGATTCAAGTTGTTGAGTTAGATAATACCATGACTCCGCACGCTACTACCAATGTCTACGGTGCCTTCCCAATTTCTTGGGCTGCTTCTGAGTTTAACTATGCAACAAACGATTTCCATACGCTAACCATGACGATGAAGTACGACTTCCTTGATCGGCCTGAAGCGTTTTACAAGAAAGGAAATGTTGCTTTAGGACAAACAAACCTCCCTAACATCTGATATTCCGAAATAAACTTAGTAGGTTTTTAGCCCCGTCCTTTACCTGTGTGGGCGGGGCTATTTTTTCATCTATAATAAGATATGGATTATTTCTCACAATTATTAGAGAGCTATGGCAAGATAAAAAAAAGAACGTATAAGCTTACGTTTTTATCGGAAGAGGCTATGGACATAGGTAAGGCGAAAGGAATTATTAAAACAGCTATGGGAGGCGCTACCCCTCATGATACCGCAACAACCGCACCTCCTGTAAAATATGAAGACGGAAGCCCATCGAGAGTAAAAACTTTTTATAAACAGACTGCTCAAGGAAAAGTAATTTATTTATCCTTCACTCCTGTGGGACAAAAGCAAGCAACTCTAATGAAAGCTAATGTTGCTGGTGAGGATGTACCCGCTGCCATAGAGAGGGCTGCTGCCGTTCTTGTGGAGAAACCTGAGGGTGGGAAAAAAGAAGGTGAGTCCACTGATAAAATGCGGATGAGCGCCGAACTAGCGGAAAAGCAAATCAAAGCAGAACTTGAGGCAAGAAATAGAACGATTGATGGCAGTCTAGCCGAACATGCAGAGCAGTGGCTAGGTAGTGGACCCAGACTAAACAGAGCTTTTGAGAAGCTTCAGAACTTTATTAAAGATGGTTTAATTCAGAAGCTGCCGGGGCAGCTAGACTATTTAGTTTTCGCCTATGGTAACGGTAGTTATGGAGGGTTTATTCGTCAAATGTTGGGAGGTAAAGCAACCAAATTTGAGGGGGAGGGAGAAAAAGCAAAAGCTAAACAAATTACAAAAGAGTTCTCTCCCGCTGAGTTTGATATATTTGCAAAGAACTTTTCAGATGTTATCACTTGTCACGATAAAAGTAAAGGCTCAGAAGAGGGAAAGGAATTTTGTAATGACGTAACAAAAAAAGTAGGTATCTATAAAGGAAAGCCTGTTATTTTTGGAGCGGACGAGTCAGAGGCTGTAGTTCTTCCGTCTACAGATTGGTCTCTGGCCGCTGCTTTCAAAAAGATAACAGCTATGTGTTTCGATGGAGATGAAGATAGCTTTCAAGAGTCATTAAGAAAGGGTCCAAAGAGAGAGGTAGCTAAGTCTGGTTTGAACTCAGCAAGGGGAGTAATTTTTGAAAACATTACCGTCCTAGGTATAAACCTAGTAGGAGCCAAAACAGACGAAGATAGATTAGAAGCAAAGAAAAAGTTTGATTCCTCTTTAAGTAAGATAAAAAAAGATCTTAGAGATAAAGTTCTAGAGGAATTTGGTTTGGGCGAGGACGCAGCACAAGAGCTTATTGCTTTTGATGACAATGAGCAGACTAAATTCTTTTTAGATTTGTTTAAAGATAAAGGAGCCATGACAGAGTATGTGGCAGGAGACTTATCAAGAGTTGCTGGGCTTTTCAAAAAATTAGTGAAGGGCCGAACTACTGCTGAAGTTACTGGTGGAGGCAAGGCTGCTGGTGGAGAAAGAGACGATGTTCAAATTAACTACGAAAGTGAAGAGGAAGCAACATCAGCGGGCCAAGAGTTGGATGCAAAAACGGGTCTTGGAGCAATTGTTCCCGCTTTAAAAAACGGGATTTACAAGCTCATGCTTGGTTGTAAGCGATATGTAGACCGCTTTAGTGCTAAGACTGGAGAAGTTAATAGTAGACAACAAAACTTATCTAACATGGACCCAAGGTCTAAGGGTAACAGTAACTTCAACGCGGAAGGAATGAGGCCCAGGATTCTTAAAGAGTTATTTGGTTGGGATGGTAGAGATAATTCTTTTGATGCTGCGATGGATCAATGGGAAGATACCTACAATTACTACAAAAAAATAGAAGATAAAAACGACAAGATTGTAGATGCGGTAACTCAAGATAATATCTTTGTATCGCAAGGAAAAATAAAAGTAGAGAGCCCCAAAAAAGTAGCCCAGCAAATGTTAGATAAGCTCACTACATCTATTGGCTTTGGTAAGTTTGAAGAGGCTACCCTTAAAGACTACCTGTACGAGAAAGATGGGGATTCTGTGGTCTTAAAAGATTTTTCTGATACTCCTCTAGGAATAGATAATAGAAATCGTTTAGCTGAAGTGTTAACTAGGTTGAACCGAACTAGCACTCTCGCCAAGGACTTAAAATCAAAAGATGAGAAAAAAAGAAATTTAGCAAAAAAAGCAGCATGCTTAATGATGTATTCTACTGGAGGAAATGTTGACGATCTAGGGCAACTTCTAGCTACTGACAACAAAGGAGCTTTACTTATATCTCAAACAGGATTAATTAGATCCATCGCTGGTACTGACCCAGAAGATCTAGAAGTATCAATTGCTGGAACTTTCGGAATAGAACTAAACGCTGGAAACGATAAAGTATTTAGAATAAATCAAGAGCGTACTTCAGGAAAGAAGGATAAGGAAAATCCAGAAAAGGAAAGGAAAGTGGATACTCGGTTTGCTGGGGAAATACCTTCTCAGACCTTTGAAAAACACGGAATGCCTTTAGGTGCTTCAAGGAAGAAAAAACCATCAAGGGAAGACAGTTCCATAGAAATACTGCTCAAAGGTCAACTTCGCTTACTAGAGGATTTGCTCAATCAAACCAATGATAGTCCTCTTCTTTGAGTAAATCATCTAAGTAATAAACCTTATATTTCTTTTCTCCTTTGTGAATCTCTATATATTTATCAATCGAGTATGTTATATAAGAGGGTACTATCGCCAGAGTTTTCTGTCTATCTTGTTTAAATATTACCATCGGCTCTTTGTTGCAGAAAGATGAATCTTTTTCGCATTGAAGAACAAATTTCCAAAAGTCGGATCTATAATTGAAAAGACTATAGAGATTCTCCTTATTGTATCCCTTCTTGCATTCTATGCAGTATCGGAAATTTTGTGGGGTTATTAAATCTCCATAGATCTTTAAGTGTTTAGGTAGATCGTGGGTTGTAGCAAAGGCTCCAGACCCAGGTGTTCTAGAGAACTCTTTAGTGTCAAACCTTTTGTTTAGTATTGAAGCTATTTGTCTTTCGAAGGTACTACCCTTTGCTCTACTGTTAACCTTTTTCTTTTTCTTTAAATTGGAAATATCATATTTATCTTCCATGTTTATAAACCTCAACCTATTATAGTGTAATGGATACTCAAACAGAAAGTATCAAGTTAGATATACAAAACTGGAGATTCCGCATAGATGAGCGGAGTAGAAATAGAATGAAAATACAAATCAAACTATCCAAAGACGAGGCGGAAGCCTTTAAAAATTTTAGTAACGTAGTTAAGCCTGAAGAGATTAGCGATGACGACTTCATGAAGACTATTTTTGTTACTGGTTGTGAAGCTCTTAATCAACAGCTTGCTCAAATGGTTCAGCAGTATGCTAAAGAGAACCAAGCAGAGCTTGAGTCTTCAGGAATTACTGTTGTTGAGGGAGAAGATGGGCAGGTTCAACTTATGGAGTCAGAAAAAGTTGAAACCACAGAAGCTGTTGAAGAAGCATGAAGTATAGTTTACAGTTCCTTAGAAAGGAAAACGACTTAAACAAAATACTATCACAACAAAAAGTAAACAAACAAAACATGAGCATTTTGTTTATCTCCGAGTGGGATGACTGGTGCTCAGGTTTGGTAGAAAACCTTAGAAATAAGTATGGGGAAGATGAAGACGGGGAAAAACTGTACGTTGTAAACAGTTTTGATATGCCACACAGCTTCGTAATCTATGGAAGCAATAAGGTGCCGCATCTTGTTCGGTTGAAGAAGGGCAAGGTTAGATCTGAGTTCTATCTACCAAACATATACAAGCAACTAAAGGTCTAAGTTATCTTTATGAATTTCGATGTAGTTTTCGATTTTCTGCTTGTATTTTTTCTCTCTGGTGTACATAAGCTTGAGTTGGTTTAGAATTACCGTCGTAAAGTAATTGAACGCGGTGCCCTTCTTGGGCTTGAAATTCTTGACCGTCTTGAGCACCAGAGCAAAGCATTCCTGCTTGGCATCGTTGGGGTCTACTTCAAACTTGAAGGACTCAACGATGTTTTTTATTAGGAGTTCAAAGACAGAAACCAGATCTTCTTCGTGCGTTTTCGGATCCTCCTTGTATAATAGGATGATTCTCTCAAACTCGTCATTGTCTATATATCTATTTCCCATACCTTATAATAGTATGTTTGACCTCAATAAGTTGTATGCTGGCAGCAATATGGCTGGTGGTGACCCAAGATGTGAGGGGTGCAGCATCCTTTGTAAAGACAAAGCTGTGCATTCCCACATGGACCACGAAGACATGGAGCAGTGCGATACACTGTTTCTATCTGACTCACTCAGCTTCATTCACGGTACTCCTGTAGCCTTCAACAAGAAGGAGATGAGTCTACTTAACGACACCTACCCGACCAAGTTTGCTACAGCAGCTTCGGTCAAGTGTACTGAGGTGAAGGAAGCGGACATGAAGACTGACGACATCAAGATCTGCCGTCAGCACATCCAGTCCACCATTGACACAATCAAGCCTCGCCTAGTGTTTGCCTGTGGCAACCTTGCGATGAAGATGATTCTACGGAAGAGCGGCATCACAAACAAGAGAGGGAAAGCCTTCGAGTTTGAGAGCGAAGAGGGTCACAAATGTATTGTGGTTCCGATC